ACCCTCCGCTGCCGGAAAGATCACCTCATCGTGGCCGTGGCCACTGACTATTCGGTGCAAACACCTGACGAGCTGGCGGAATACAAGGACGCCAAACTGCGGTTTCGTTTCGGCGATTCGCCTGAGCGGCAGGTGCTGACACTGCCGGGGGCAGTCTCATTGTCGGTCGGCAAGGTTGTGACACTGACGGCCGAAGCCGACAAAGCCCAGTCCAAGGCCATCATGAAATCGATCTTCAGGGGCAACCGCTTCGATGCGGCCGTCGAGCACCCGCTCATCGAGATCGAAAACAATCAGCTGACCGTGTACAGCCCCGGCTTCGTCTCCGTGATCAACGCCGTTGCAGATAAGTGTCCCGCTCTCGCCGAATGATTCAGGCCAGCGCCGACTCGACTTAGTTCCGCTTTTGCGCTAGAACAAAATGAGAACAACGCGCAAGGAGTGAGCGATGGAAGAGGCAATTCGTATCGGTGATACCGTCAAGGTCAAAGACGTCAGGTCGCCCAAAATGCTCGTGATTGATCAGGCGCTGAATGATGACGACACGGTTTACACCTGCCTGTGGTTTGATGACGAGCAGGTCGCCCGGCAGATCGGTCTGAAAGGCCAGTTCCTCCAGCAGACCCAGGCCGAAACCGCCGTTTTCGGGACCGTGCCAGTTTTGGGGTACGCGCGATAGCGATTTCGGCTGGAGGCTGTTGCGATGGAAGTGACTTACGCCGTCGTCATGCACCTTGATGGTGAAATCCTGGCCGAAGGCGAGTTTTCGGCCAGTGAACTGGAAGACCTTATTCGCCAGCACGCGCCGCCTCATCGCGCAGAGCGGCCAGGCATGACTATCGTCGACGCGGTCCTTGCCGGCGGGAAACTCGAGGAAGATGGATGGGGTATGGGGCTGCGAAAAATCGCGTGAAGTGCGCGAGGGCTTAACCCACCATCCGTTCGTCGAATTCGGTCCAGACGTAATCGGCCCAGGTCTTAACCTGGCCGCGCTGGCGCAGGTCTTCGAAGACCCGGCGGAATGCCTTGCGGCGAGCTTCGTCCTTCGTGGATCCGGATAGGGCCATGTTGTTGCACTGTTCGCGCCAGCGATCGACGTGGACAACCGCACAATTCGGGAACTGCTCGCCGCTCATGATTTCGCCGGTCGCCTTCATTGTCTCTTCGAGAGCGGTCAGCGCCAGTTGCAATTTCGGAGGCAGACCGGAAGCGGCCTTCTTCGAAACGCCTTCGTCCTTCACCGGCACCAGGGTCCGGTTGCTCGGCTCAAGCCGGAATCCGAATTCGCCGCGGCTGTCGGAATCTTTGTGACGCTCGATCGTCGCCACGGTCGTCAGCTTCTCTTTGTTCCCTTCGACGCGAATTCGAGAATCAAACGAGCCCCAGAAATGGGTGTGCATTCGAGCGCGTGTCTCGTCTTGCCAGCCGGTATGTGCGACGGTGAGCACCGCAGCGCCGTGATCGCGCACCAATCGCTGCACAGCGCGCACCCATGCGCGAGCCGTCGTGTCTTCGACCTCCGTACCGTTCATGGTGCCGCCGAAGATGTCGAGGACGACGAGGCCGATCCCATAGTGCTCGATCGTAGCCGCAAGGATGTCGATGGATTCCTTGACGTCGAGGCTGATCTCCGCTGGATAAAGGAACGCGTTGCCCCTCTCCGCCTCCGGCACACCGTGGTGCTCGTACCAGCCCGGAATGCGGAGCTTGCCGACGCCGATGGCGCCTTCGGTCGCGACGATCAAGACTTTCTTTTGAACGACGGCGGCGCCGTGCCAAGGTCGGCCGGTCGCAACTGACAGTGCGGCGTCGATGGCGAGAAAGGATTTAAACGCGTTCGACTTGCCGAAGATCAGCGCGGCGCTTTGCTGCATTATCAAGCCCTCGATCAGCCAGGACGGCTCCTGCATCTCGGCCATGCGCTGGTAGTCAAGGAGGTTCAGGACTTTCTTTGACCCCGCCTTCCGCTCCGCTGGCACCCCCACATCTTCGCCCAGATCGACCACGTCGAATTCCGCAACAGCCATCCCGCCACCCCACGATCCTGTGGCGTAACGGTAGGCGTTGGCCACGACAGTCTGCAGGTCGGCCGGCAGCCAGGTGGGAAACGCCTTGGTCTCGTTCCAGTGCTCGAGCATGATTTCGAGCGTTGCCTCTTGCGTCAGCCCGTATTCGCGACAACGTGCGGCGACGGTGTAGGTCGTCTCGTTGCCGCCGGCGCCTTCCACGGCCTCGGGCGCCCGGTTGACGAGGTATTCCTTCGCCAGCTCGATATGGGCGGGCAGATCAAGCTCGACGGCTGGCGCTTTGCTGTCGGCGACGGTGTGCGTCGGGGTGTTGGCCAGGAGGGCGGCTTCGACCTCGGCGCCGGCTGGTTCGATCGCGCCGGGAATCGCGACGTAGGGCTTGCCGTCGACAACCGAGCCGGGCCCGACGACATAGCCGTTGTCCGAACGGATGTCGATACCGGGATAGTCGGGGATTGAGTGGACGCGGTTGCGATGGGTCTGATCGACGCGCAGGTAGACGTGCATGCCGCCCGACGGCGTCTGGACACGGAACGATTTCGGCATCCCGCAGGCCAGCTCGAGCATTTCGAGACTGGTTAAACCAGGTGCGCCTTCCTTGGTGTCGGCATCGACAACGATCGTGCCACCGCCGGTGGCCACACCGACGTTGAAATTCGGGTCGGCTTTCCACCACTCGCGAATGCGATCGGGATCAGTGGTCGCCTCCTCTTTCCAGGCGAAGTCGCGCGGCGGCTTCTTGGAACGGGGCGACAGGGGGAAGACGCGGAACCCCTGTTCCGCGAGGGCGAGAGCGTGGTCAATAGTTTTCAAGGCGGGCCTCAGCGCTTACAGCCTTGTCGGTATATCAGTTCTCTCAAAAATCTACAAGAACGTTTTGAAAAAGCCCAGTTGACTCCACAGGGCGACAGTGAACAAATAAAGAACATGAAACACCGGCGAGGCATCGATCTGCTGTCACGGAAAAACCGCTACGACATCACCTACCTTGGGCCGGTGCTGACGCCAGAGAACACGGCCTTCGAGGACATCCCCGAATGGTACGCGCTCGGCGGCCATTGTCCGAAGTGTGAGCGCACCGGCTGGCTCACGAAAGGCGAGGTTCCTGGGAAGCTGGGCAAGGGTAGCTTCCTTGGATCGCAACGCCTCCGGTGCCTCTCATGCGGCAACAGGGACGGCAACAAATGGATACTGGGGCAATTGCCACGGTCTTGGTAAAGTGTACCGTCATGCAACAGCAAACTCGTCTAAATGCTGCGGCGCATCAGGAATGTCCGGCACTTCGTTAACCGAAAGCACAACGCGTGTAACGTCGAATCGCGTTCCGGGGTTTTGAGCTGCGAGCCGAACCGCCTCTTGTGCGGCTGAGATCTGATCGCCGTGCTCGAAAGGCAGCAAGCCCGGCTTGACCCGCCCTGACGTGCTGCCCCGTCGGAAGACAAACCACCCTCCGCCAATGACCTCGCGTTTGCGCGCCAGTTGTACGACTTTTTCCGGATTGTTCTGTTTGGCTGCCATGGTTCAAACCTCCTTTTAGATATCGCCGTCAGGGCCACCGCCGCAAATCGAGGCCCGGCAAATGGCCGTGAGATTTTGCTGTTGACTGTCGTGACTCATTGCGATATTTGAATACTCACAAAAATCTACAAACGCAAGAGCGATCGCATGTCCGATGACAGGAATTTTCCCAAGGGTTCTGATTTCGCAGACCGGATCGAGAGCGCACTGAAGCTCTCCGGCATGTCTCCGACAAAGTTCGGATACACCTATTTTGGCGACCCCGGCGCCATAAAGCGGCTCCGTACCGACGCCCGCTTATACACACCCACCTTAAAAAAGATTAACGGCGTTCTTGCTTTGTACTCGGTTTGAGGAATATATTCCTCTCCGCCGATACGAGGGGTTTTTAGTAGGGAAGAGCAAAAATGGCGAAATTTTTATGCGTAGACCTCGGCACCACAACTGGTTACGCGGTCGGTGATCGACGTATGGCCTTCTCGGGTGTCTGGCACTTGAAGGCCGGACGATTCGAAGGTGGCGGGATGCGGTTCGTCAAATTCCGCGCCAGGCTCGCTGAGGTTAAGGAATCTTTTCCTGACCGCGACCCACTCACCCACGTCTTCTTCGAAGAAGTCCGCCGCCACCAAGGTGTCGACGCTGCGCACGTCTACGGCGGGCTGATGGCCGTCCTTACCGCCTGGTGCGAAGAGAACGGTATCCCCTACTCCGGCGTCCCGGTCGGCACCATCAAAAAGCATTGGACCGGGAAAGGCAACGCTTCGAAGGATCTGATGATCGAGGAAGCGCGCCGCCGCAACCTGAACCCGGTCGACGACAACGAGGCCGACGCCCTGGCGATCTTCGATTGGGCCACCACCGAATACGGGTCCGAGATGCAGAATGCTGCCGCTTGATTTCGGAGTCGCCGTGTCGAGTTTTGAGAGAAATCGATGACCGATCCGTTTCCGTTCCAAAATGACGGCATTGATTTCCTCGCTGGCCGCACCGCAGCGATGCTCGCTGACGACCCTGGCCTGGGGAAGACTTTTCAGACGATCCGCGCCGCGGACAAACGCGTTGCCCTTCGCGTGCTGGTCATATGCCCAGCGTCCGTGATTGGTACGTGGCTGAACGAAATCCGCAATCACTCTGAAGGCGGCTGGGAGCATTTCGTCACCTCATACGAGCGCGCCACCGGGCGAGACTACGATCACATCATGTCCGAGTTCTGGGATGTTCTGGTGGTCGATGAAGCCCACGCTCTGAAAAGTGTGGGCGCGAAACGCACCAAATCCATCTATGGCTTCACGGCGGAAGACGGTCTGAAGCGCGTGGACGCGATCATTGATCGGGCTGAGGCCGTTTGGCTGCTGACCGGGACGCCAATGCCGAACAATCCGTCTGAGCTTTACCCGCATCTGCGAGCCTTGGCGCCGTCGCGCGTAACGTCTGAACGCAATGGCAAAATCTGGTCAATCTACCAGTTCGTCGCATCTTATTGCCTCACGAAGAGCAACGGCTTTGGTTTGGCGATCGTCGGCGCGCGCAACGAAGCGAAACTGCACAGTAAATTGCACGGTTTCATGCTGCGCCGGCGGAAAAGCGAGGTTCTGAAAGATCTGCCGCCTTTGCGCTTCGGCGAAGTCCACATCGAAGGCGACCTCGACGCATTGCCGGCGGAGGAAGTGAAGATTGTTCAGGCTGCCCTGGCCAAGGGTGGATTCGACGCGTTGAAGGACGTCGCCGGCCATGTTGGTGTGCTGCGCCGTCTAACTGGCTTGGCGAAGCTGCCGGCAACAATCGCATGGCTGAAGGACTGGCTGGACAGCTCGGCCGGCGGCAAGATTGTTGTCTTCGCCTACCACAAAGACGTCATCGCCGGGTTGCGAAATGCGTTTGGCGCAATGGCGGTCGTTCTCGACGGCTCGACGCCTATCGCTCAGCGTCAGGTGGCGGTGGATCGATTCCAGAAGGAGCCAAAAGTCCGAGTCTTCATCGGCCAGATGACGGCTGCCGGCGTCGGCATCACTCTGACGGCGGCGTCCGACATGCTTGTCGTCGAGTCATCGTGGGTGCCGGCCGAGATCAGCCAGGCGACGCAACGCATTCATCGTATCGGCCAGACCGAGTCATGCTTGGTCCGTTTCGCGTCGATACCGAACTCCATCGACGAAGACATCCAACGCGCCGTTGCGCGGAAAGTGACGATGATCGACGCCGTCATCGAAGGAAAGGGCCAATCATGAAAGACTCGCAGCGAGAATGGGACCGATACTTCATGAACCTGGCGGAGGTCGTCGCCAGCAAAAGTAAAGACCGATCCACGAAGGTCGGCTGCGTTCTGGTCGGGCCGAACAATGAGATCCGATCGACCGGCTATAACGGATTCGCACGCGGCATCGACGACGACATCGATGCGCGGCACGAGCGGCCGGTCAAATACTCCTGGACGGAACACGCGGAGCGGAATGCGATCTACAACGCGGCGTTCCACGGCACGGCACTGGCCGGCTGTCGCGCGTATCTGCAGTGGTTCCCGTGCGTCGATTGCGCTCGAGCGCTCGTGCAGGCCGGCATTTCGGAAGTGATCTGCGTGGAGCCCAACTTTGAGGATCCGCAGTGGGGCGCGAGCTTCTCGCTCTCCCGACAGATGTTTGCGGAAGCCGGGCTCCGCACGCGGTACGTGGCGGAGGAGTGCTGACTTGGCCGCTTACTACAACGAATTTGACGCATACGCCGCTGAATGGCTGCGCAACCTGATCAAGGCCGGGCATATCGCGCCGGGCGACGTGGACGAAAGGAGCATCGAGGATGTCTCTCCAGATGACCTCAAAGATTACACCCAGTGCCATTTCTTCGCAGGAATTGGCGTCTGGAGCCACGCATTGCGGCGCGCCGGATGGCCAGACGACCGCGAAGTCTGGACAGGTAGTTGCCCTTGCCAGCCTTTCAGCGCGGCGGGCAAAAGAGCTGGGTTTGCTGACGAGCGGCACCTTTGGCCAGCGTTCCATCACCTCATCAGAGAGCGCCGCCCTGCAATCGTCTTTGGCGAGCAGGTTGCGAGCAAGGACGGACTCGGTTGGCTCGACCTTGTACAAGCTGACCTGGAAGAAACGCACTACGCCAGCGGGGCGGTTGATCTCTGCGCTGCGGGCGTCGGCGCGCCCCACATCCGGCAAAGACTCTGGTGGGTTGCTGAACGGCTCGGAGGGGTCGCCCTGGGCGACCCCTTCCGCTCGGGACTGGAAGGACAGCGGAGCGGATTTGAAACCGCGAGAGGACACGGGCCGGGATCGGTTCGACCAGCTGCCGAGGCAGGCGAATTTGACAGGGTGGCCGACGCCGAACGCAGGGGATGGCCCGAAAGGCGGCCCGGCTCAGAACCCGAAATATCTGAGTCCGACGGCACAGCTTGCGGGTTGGCCGACCAATACTGCGACGGATGCGAGCAAACAGGGGTCCGTTTCTCCGCGCCCAGGCATGATGGGGTTGTCGGAAACCGCACCATTGGCGGGGTGGCCGACGACGCGTGCGGCGGACGGGGAGAAGAACGTCCGGACGGCCGAGGGCTCTTTGTCGGAGATCGAACGCAAGGGCTCGCCACAGGACCTGTCGATGGCTGCAGCGATTTCGGACGGCCCGGCCCGACTAACGGCCATTGGCGAGATGCTGACTGGCTTTTCTGCCGGGATGGAAAGTGGCGGCCAGTTGAACCCGGCACATTCCCGCTGGCTCATGGGGCTCCCGCGAGAGTGGGACGACTGCGCGCCTACGGGAACGCGATCGTCGCCGAAGCAGCGCAAGTCTTCATCGAGTCGTACCTCGATACCCGCACCATCTTTTCGTAGTCAGTTTGTAGATTTTTGCGATTTTATTTTCTCGACAATATCGCAAAACTCTGGTAATGATTTCTCAACCTCAAAAACGAAACCCGAGGCAGCAGCAATGATCGAATTGAAAATCTCGGCGGATTCCGCCGGAGAACTCTCCACCCACATTTCGGACCTCGCCAGCCTTCTCGGCGGCTCCACGTCGATCCCCTCTCCCACTGTGACGACCGGCGCCGCAACCGCGGCGGAAGTCAAACCGGCTCGTCGCGGTCGCGGCAAGACCGAGCCTGTCGTAGAGGCTAAGGCCGAGGCTCCACAGGAACAGAGCGCCACGGCTAACGATGCCGACGCGGCTGACGCCACTGCACAGGAAGTCAATGCCGAAGCGTCTATCGCTGAAGCTGAGGCGTCCGACGCCAACGCAACGGCTGCCGAGACGAGCGCAGCCGCAGAAGATGCCAATGCCTCCGCCGGCCCCGCCTCGCCAAATCTCGAGCTTTTCCAGGGCTTCGACACCTCCAAGGCCCGTGAATGGATCATCGCCAACTACCTGAACGCTTGCTTCTCGACGCCGACGTCGCGCACCGAAGCGTTCAAGTCGGTCGTCAACCATTTCGGCCATACGTCGCTCACCGCTGTGCCGGCTGAGCAACTGGTTG